AAATGGATAGGGTGCTTTTACATCACTTGGAAAGAATTATCATACATTTTTTATTTTTTATAGAAAGTTTGTCTCATTTTTCTTTCCGGTCGGTGTAATAGGATTTTCACCTACGAAGGTATTATTACTTTTTATAAAAAAATTGAAATAAAATTTTAAAACTAATAGTTATCAAACTATTTAGTAAAAATGGAATTTAATTCTCAACAAGGCTCGAATTGTTATGTCATTGCTTCATTTATGGATATTTTTATGATAGCCAAATTGAACAATAATAAAAAATGGATACAAATATTAGGCAACTATTGGGGTACCATAAAAGATGTGCATTTAGAAGAGGTTAATAATGATGCTTGGACAGAATTAGGCGAGTTAATCGAAACAAATTTACAAGAAAATTGGAAAAATGACTTGTTGGAATCGCAACTGATGGAACGGTATATTTACTCGGTTAGCTGGTATCGGATTAATTTGAAACAAGACGACAAATTTAAAAAGTATGCAGAACATTTTAAACAAAAGAGGGATATAGAAGAATCTGAACGAGATGAATATTATGATAGCGATGATAGAGAAGAACTGGAACGTAAGTTACGCGAAGACGAATTTGACGAATATGCAGATTTATAATAATAAAATAACGCGCGTTGTAAATGAGAAAAGGTCTAAAATATAATGTTAGTATTATATAATGAGGGATATATTAATCGACAATAAAGATATATATAATTTTGAAATGTCATTTCTACGTATTTTTAGTATTTTTAAAAAAATTATAATTATACTTTTTTTAATTGGTTTTTTTGAAAATAAACCAAAAATATTTTTAGAACTTAATTTCGTAGTTAAACTCATATTAGGTGTATTTTTAGTGTACAGATTTAATAAATATAGAAATTACCCAATTAAATTTACAGAATTAGATAGAAAAATATGTTCTTCTGCAGGAAGTTATATTATTTTTATAGCTTTCGCTGATTATATAAATGCATTTATGGATGAAATTAGAAGTTACATAATAAAGTTTACAGGACCCTTTGTTAACTACGGTAAAAATAAATTAGAAGAATATACAAAATATTTGTCCTTTTAATCTAATACAAATAATTATATTACACCGTCCTCAATATAATTATTCGAAAAATAATATGAAAATGATATAAAAAATGATATTAAACATAAAAACAAATATATATAAGTAATGATGCTTTCTGAATTAGAAGAATTAGAAGATATAACAGACACATTATTTTTTGATGAAGTACTCAGTATATTTACAGATGATTTTTCAGTTGATTTATTGGAAACCTCTTTACATTTAATGGATGAGTTTATTACAAATAATCCTCATATCATTTCAGAACCAGATTTTAAGTATATTTTATTGGAAGAAATAAAAGAACTCTTTTATGTACAGCTTGAAGAAGTTATTGAGAATGTGAACGCGTACGAATTATATAATAGTGATGATATAGAAGATGAATTATACGAATTGCTCGATGATGCAGTAAATATTTTTATAAATTCATTTTATCCAGATAAATGTGAAAAAAACAAAATATGGGATGACTCCTTTAACAGTGAAAATAATTGTTCAATTGAATATAATGATACTATTGCAGGAAAAATACAAAAACTACGGGATATTCCTCAACCAGAACAAAGAACCCCAGAATGGTATAGTTTTCGTTGGAATTTAATAACTGCAAGTAATGCGTGGAAAGCACTTGAAACACAGTCATCAATTAATCAACTTATTTACGAAAAATGCAAGCCGTTAAATTTAAATAATAAAGATGAAACTGATTTGGAAGTTAAAATGGTCAATGTTAATTCCCCAATGCACTGGGGTCAGAAATATGAGCCATTATCAGTTTTATTATATGAACGTATGTATAATACTAAAGTAGAAGATTTTGGGTGTATTCGTCATCCAACATACCATTTTTTAGGCGCATCACCAGATGGTATTAATGTTGATGTAAAGTCTCCACGTTATGGACGTATGTTAGAAATAAAAAACGTAGTTAGTCGTGAAATAAATGGAATACCTAAAAAAGAATACTGGACACAAATGCAACTTCAAATGGAAGTTTGTGATTTAGACGAATGTGATTTTTTGGAAACAAAATTTGTTGAATATTTAGACTCTGAGTCTTTTTATGAAGATTCACCTATTATGGAGGTGGATACTACCGATATGTTGTTAGATGAAACAATAAAAAAAGGTAACAATATATCAAATAAAGATTGTAGTTTAACAAAAGAAAAAAAACCCAAGGGCATAATTTTATATTTTCATACAAAAGAAGGAGCCCCCTTTTATAAATACAAACCTCTGAATGTTAAAAGTGAAAATGATATTCAAAAATGGGAAGAATCTGAAGTTGAAAAGTATGAATCAGAACCATATAATTATATCTTTATGAAATTTATTTATTGGAAATTACAAGTTCTTAGTTGTATTCTTGTGCTAAGAAACAGAGAATGGTTTAATAACAACATTGGACAATTAGAAAAAATATGGAAAATTATTGAAGAAGAGAGAATAACCGGGTATGACCACAGAGCGCCGGCAAAAAAAGCTAAGAAAGATTCAATATTGCCTTATTTTGCAAATAAAAATGAAGGTGGTCTAGGAGGTTGTCTATTGAAATTCAATAAAATAACCAAATTAGATAATTGATAATACAATAAAATTTGTCTAATACAATATTAAATCTTCAAGGGTGTAAAGTACAAAATAAAACATTTGATTTTAATTGTTCTTATAATAAAGAAAATTTATACATTTACGATTTAGAAATTTATACTTATGAAGATAACATTGAAGTTTCCTTTCATTTTATACAGAAAGGTGCGGTTTTAAATCTTCAAGGTTGTAAAAATAGCGGTAAACCTATAACTAATATTACAATAATAAGTAATAATATATATTGTATTTCATATACATATCTATAAAACACAATATATATTTTACATAAAATATTCAAAATATATAAAAATTTTAATTTATAATGAATCGGTTTAAAACTACCATTTTAATATAAATAAGAGATGGATAATTCAAACGAAATGCGCGTCACCAAACGTAATGGAGAACTACAAGACGTTTCATTTGATAAAATTTTAGAAAGAGTAAAAAAGTTAGGTCAAGAAGCAAACATTCATATTAATTACTCTTCCCTTGTAATGAAAGTAATAGACCAATTGTATGATAAAATGCCAACTGCAAAAATTGATGAATTGGCGGCAGAACAATGCGCATCGCTATCAACAAACCATCCAGATTATTCAACCTTAGCTGCACGTATTATTATTTCAAATCACCAGAAAAATTCAGATCCGTTATTTAGTAATGTTATGGAAAAATTATATAATTTTAAAAATATTAAAGGGGAAAATAAGCCACTTATATCTAAAGAATTTTGGCATTTTGTAGATAGATTTTCTGAAAAGATTAATTTAATGATTGTTCACGACCGAGATTATTTAATAGACTATTTTGGGTTTAAAACATTGGAAAGAGCATATCTTTTTAGAATCAATAATATTGTTGTAGAGAGAATACAACATATGTGGATGCGTGTAGCTATCGGTATACACGCCCTTACACATTATACGAATGAAGATGAATGCTTGTTATTGATAAAAGAGACATATGATTTGATGTCACAAAAATATTTTACTCACGCTACTCCTACATTATTTAATGCAGGTACGCCTAGACCACAACTATCTAGTTGTTATTTGATTGCAATGGAGGATGACAGTATTGAAGGAATTTATAATACTCTAAAAGATTGTGCTCAAATATCTAAATATTCTGGAGGAATAGGTCTTCATATTCATAATATTAGAGCAAAGGATTCACATATTCAAGGTACAAATGGAAAAACTGACGGAATAGTACCTATGTTGCGCGTATTTAACAGTACAGCGCGTTACGTAAATCAGTCAGGAAAAAGAAACGGATCTTTCGCAATTTATTTGGAACCTTGGCATCCTGATATTGAAGATTTTTTGGAAATGCGTAAAAATCATGGCGATGAAGAATTAAAAGGTCGTGATTTATTTTATGCACTTTGGGTGCCGGACTTATTTATGGAACGTGTAAAGTCTAACGCAAAGTGGTCCTATTTTTGCCCTAATGAATGTCCTGGTTTATCAGATGTATATGGAGAAGATTTTAATCAACTTTACGAAAAATATGAGAACAATGGTCTTGCTAGAAAAACAGTAAATGCACGCGACTTGTGGTTTAAAGTGTTGGACGCACAAATGGAAACTGGTACCCCTTATATTTTATATAAAGATTCGGTAAATAATAAATCCAATCAGAAAAATATTGGAACTATTAAGAGTTCTAATTTATGTACTGAAATAACAGAATATTCTGATGATAAAGAGACAGCAGTTTGTAATTTAGCCTCAATTGCACTACCCTCTTTTGTAAACCAAGAAACTAAAGAATTTGATTATGAGAAACTCCACGAAATAACCAAGGTTGTTACAAATAACTTGAATAAAGTTATTGATATTAATTACTATCCTACAGAGAAAACGAAGTTAAGTAATTTACGACACAGACCTATTGGAATTGGAGTGCAGGGTTTAGCAGACACATTTATTTTATTAGATATTCCTTTTCATTCAGATGAAGCAAAGGAAATAAATAAAAATATTTTTGAAACTATATATCACGCTTCTCTTGAAAAAAGCAATGAAATTGCTATTCATCGAAAGCTACATATTGTAAAATTACAAGACAATAATAGTTATAATATTTTATTTGAAGAAGAAAAATTAAAGTTAACTGAGCAACACATTGGGGCATATTCTTCCTTTGAAGAGTCACCTACTTCAAAAGGTATTCTTCAGTTTGATATGTGGAATGTAAATCCAAGTAATCGATATAATTGGGATGAATTGAAACAATCCATTATACACCACGGTATAAGGAATTCTTTATTAGTAGCTCCAATGCCCACAGCATCTACATCCCAAATTTTAGGGTATAATGAATGTTTTGAACCTCTCACTAGTAACTTATATTCTAGAAGAACACTTGCAGGCGAATTTGTTGTAGTAAATAAATATTTAATGAAAGAACTTATTGGTTTAGGTATTTGGAACGAACAAATAAAAAATAACATTATCGCAAATAAGGGGTCTGTTCAACAATTAACTATTTTATCAGAAAAGATAAGAAATAAATATAAAATTGTTTGGGAAATACCTATGAAACATCTAATTGATATGTCTGCAGATAGAGGTGCGTATATTTGCCAAAGCCAAAGTTTAAATCTTTGGTTAGAAGACCCCACGTATAGTACGTTAACTTCTATGCATTTTTATTCGTGGAAACAAGGGTTAAAGACAGGAATTTATTATTTAAGAAGAAAAGCAAAACATCAAGCACAGCAATTTACGATTGAGCCAGAAAGTAATCGGGAAAATAATGGAAGGGACGATGAAATTTGTGAAAGCTGTTCTGCGTAATATTTTTTGTATTGTATTTTATATTCTTATATATTATAATGAACATTTTATATAATATTCAAAATGTGCAACAAATTAAAAAAATGCAACAAATACAACAAATGCAACAAATACAACAAATGCAACAAATGCAACAAATACAACAAATGCAACAAATGCAACAAATGCAACAAATCCAGCAAATTAAACAAATGCAACAAATGCAACAAATGCAACAAATGCAACAAATGCAACAAATGCAACAAATGCAACAAATCCAGCAAATTAAACAAATGCAACAAATGCAACCAAATCCAGAGAACCAATACGTGCAAATAACTGAAATGAATAAAACACCACAAGACAATACAGTTACAAATCAAGTGAAACTTTTAAAACCATTTTACAAAATAAAACATCATACCCAAATGAACAATCAACTCGCAGACAAAATAACCCCACAAGCAATACACCCATTAATAAATCCATCAATAGACCCAACAATATCACAAACAAACTTTACTGCTAAACAGTTGATCAAGTTATATAATATTCCAACTGTAACAAAATCAACGCCCAATACCCGTCAAGTTGTAATTGCGATAATTATAGCATACCGTTGTCCTACTATACAAAAAGATCTAAATACTTATTGGCAAAGTACATTAAATTTTGGTCCTTCATCTATAGCACCAACTGTTAACGTATATACATTTCCAGGTACACCTGTAAACACTAACTGGAACATTGAAGAATGTTTAGATGTTCAAATAGTTGCAACTGCTAATCCAAACGCAAAAATTTGGGTCGTTGAAGCTAAAAGTGAAAGTAATGTAGATTTAAATAATGCAATTATGTATGCAAGTAATATAATAAATGCTGATATAATATCTTGTTCTTGGGGGTGTGATGATACCCAAAGGTTAATTAGTGATAATAATGTATTTATAAATCCAAAAAGTTCTTCAAATTATAAATGCTTCTGTGTTTCTTCTGGTGATAATAATTCTGTTTGTTGGCCTTCTGTTTTATCAAATGTAATTTCTGTTGGTGGTAGTAGTTTAATATGGGACCCTACACCCAGTAATAATACTTCTCGTATTGAATTCACCTGGCCAGATGCTGGTTGCGGTTATTCTACCTCTGTATCAAAACCATCCTATCAAAATAATGTAAATACAAATTTATATAGAGCTACCCCTGATATAGCTTTAATAGCAAACCCACTTACTGGTGTTACAATTTATAGTAACGGTGAATGGTATAGTGTTGGAGGCACATCCTTATCTTGCCCACTATTTGCAGGTATATTATCGCTAGCCACTCAAATGCGTTTTAATTTACGAAAGACACCCTTAACTAGTGTATATACAGAAACACCTACCGTTAATAATATTCCAGCTAAAATACCCCCCACGAATATTCAAAATTTTTTATATAATACTATTTATAACAGCCCATCATTGAAATCATCTTGTTTAACAGATATTAATATAGGAAGCGATGGTATTTATTTGGCGAAAACAGGTTATGATATTGCAACTGGTTTAGGAAGTCCTAATGCAACTAATTTATGTAAAGCATTAGCATTAAATATGCCTTAAAATAATAAAAAAGAATAACAATTGAATAATTGTCTAATAAATCACCCGTGAATTTACGGGTGATGCGAAAATTTACAAAAATATTATTAATAACAGTAATATTTTTGTTACCATATGAAAACGAATATTTTGAAAGTATAATTTTTCACAAAAAAATGTTACCAGTGAAACAAACCCTTTCAGATGTTTTATTCCGTTATTAACTTAGCGTAGAAACAAATAAATTTTGTATTTTGTAATAATAAATATATTTAGAACTATATTCAAAACAATTTTTTACGTCTGGTTATACTTTTAAATTTTTTACACTCTATCTCTAAATCTAAATCATATTTTAGTTTCATAAAGCAACGAAGTGTAACAAGAATGTCATTAAATGAATTATGTAAATTATGAGGAATGGTTTCGAATAACTTTTTGTGTAATTCAACTAATTTTGGATATTTTAAATATTCCTTACCATATTTACTAACTGCCTTAATATTACAAAAATCAATCGATTCTTGTAATGTACAATAAATATTTGTAAAATTTGTCAACAAATGCAAATTATATTTATAACGTGTAATTTCCTTTTCTGAAACGTTAAAATTATTTGAATAAATCAATCTAAGCAATTCTACTTTTACCATATTTATATCAAATGATATATTATGTCCAACTAACATATCAGCATTCTTTAAACTATGAAAGAATTTATCTAATATTTCATAAATAGGGAATCCCGTTTTTATAGACATTTCATTTGTTATACCGTGTATTAGAGTAGAATCTTCAGGTATAGTGATACCATCCGTAAGTTTTACAACTTTATCAAATGATATTGGAATATCATTATTGCTTACATCATAAACTACATAACTAAATTGTACAATATGAGGCCACGAGGTTAATGTATCGGGATTTATAATTTTGCTTTGAGGTAACCCAGTTGTTTCTGTATCGAATACTATAACTCGCATTTTAATGACTCTTGTTAAAATTTTAAGTTGTTGTTTAGAATGTATTTAATGTATATAAATAATACAATTAGTTTTCAATTTTATTTTATTTTTATATCAATGTATTTAGATTTTCGGTGTCTTATTTTTCTTTATTTTACACGTATTTTTTGCATATTCCAAAACTTCTTCTATGCCAAATAGTAATTCCGTGTTCTTTGATACCTTCTAAGTGACGTTTTGCTCCGTAACCCTTATTTGAATCGATGCCATAATTTTCCGATAATGCCGGATTTTCTTTGCACAATTCTTCGATATATTTATCTCTCTCTACTTTGGCTAATATAGAAGCAGCTGCAATAGACGCGTATGTATTATCACCTCCTTCAACTGTTATATAAGGGTATGACTCTATTTTTCCATTTTTTTTATTTAAATATGTAATTGGTTTAAAATAATTGCCGTCAATTAATAAAGTATAATTGAAGTCCTTTTGTTGTTCTTTACCAAGATTTTTAAGTTCTAAATTATAGTTACGTATTAGTTCTAAGATACATTTATGCATAGATGATTGTGTAGCCTGTAAAATATTAATTTCATCAATTGTTTTTTCGTCTTCAAAACTAATGTACCACGCAATTGCCTTTTCTTTGATGTAATTTGCTGCTTCTTGTATTTTTTTCTGCGAATGAAATTTCTTGCTATCTTTTACCATAGAACAATCAAATGACCCATCTTTAGGTAAAATAACAGCAGCCGTATAAACACGCCCAAATAAGGGTCCTCTTCCTACTTCATCTACACCAATTTCATATTCGTTTACATTTGCATTATAAAATGGTTTTAATGAAGGTTGAACAGTTTTAGTTCTTTTTGTTTTTTCTTTATTTTTCGCAGTAATTTTATTAATATTTTCATTTGAATCATCTACTATTTCTAATATATCGTATTTGGTATGGTCATTCATATTATATAATTTATATAAATTATTATCATACATTTATATCTATTCAATTTTATATATATTTGAAACTTTTTTCACTATATAAATTATACAATGAGTCGTGAAAATATATATTTTTTATTGCTTTTATTATTAGGTATAGTTTTATGTGTATTTTTAGGAAGTAAATATGTAAGTGAAGGGTTTACATACGGTAATAAAACAATAAAGGAAAATTTTAGAAACGATGATAACAATGTTAACGATTTTAAAAATGGGTTAGGTAGTGGATCAAACAATCATTATGATAATTATAATCATTATACAGGGACTTTTACTCATATACCCAATGGTAATACATTTTATGGAGAGAATGGTGGTAGTGTTGTGGTTAATTCTAATAGCGATGGTTCACAAACATTGCAAGTTAGATTAACATCTGGACAATCTCCTGTAGTATACACCAGTAAACCATCATCTATCACAAATTATCATAGACCCGAATCCCCGATTACAGTACCTTCTATGAATGTTCCATCTTTTACCGTTCCATCTTTTACTGTCCCGTCTTTTACTGTCCCCTCATTCAAAACACCGCCATTTACACCGCCATCTTCTATATCAATTATGCCTTTGATATCATCACTAATAAATGCTCCTCCAAAAAAAGAAGGGTTCTTTAGCTCGGCCAATATATTTTATGGTCCTAATGGCGAAATCGCATCTTTGAATAGTTCCAATGGTCAACCGCTAGTACAAATATCTACTTCTTCTGGAAAATATACTTATTCTCAAAATACTTTAACTAATAAACCTAAGGATATTACCTCTACACAATATTATGGAAGCACTGGTTACCCTATTCAGCCAAAAAATATAACTTCTACTGTTTCACAAAATGTTAATAGTAATAATTTAAGTAATACGTATTCAAATGTTATAAGTAATGATTATAGCAGTTCCTTACCCAAAGGGATACCCAAAACTCAAATACCTCCTGGTCAAGAAGATTTATATATTTTGAAAACCCAAGTGGTACCTCCAGTATGCCCTGTTTGTCCAGCTTGTAAACAAATAAGCAAGATTGATAAAGAAGATGGACAATGCCCGCCGTGCCCGCCTTGTGGTAGATGCAATAATATATCTCCATTAACATATAAAGCTGTCCCAAACTATAGTGCTTTGGATAGTAGTGTTGTACCGCAACCGGTATTGAACGATTTTAGTCAATTCGGTATGTAAAAATAATATAATACACAATTTTCTATATTATTTTTAGTTTTTTATATTGATCCATAATTATATATTATTTTCATATTTCGACTAATTAGTTAGTACAAAGATAAATTTATATTTACATTTGTCTTATCTACTTGAATGTCAAATATATCTTGTATTTTTATAATTAGAAAATCGATAAATACATTTCTATATTTATTCATAAGTTCAATTGTATTCTTTCTAATAAGGTTTCTATCAAATTCGCCATTAAGTATTTTTTGTTTTGCTAGTTCGACGCAACGATAACAATCTTCTTCTGTATTTTCACACATAATTGAATTATCAATATTATACCAAAAATCTCTACCACCCTTTGATTTCGTGCTGACAACAGGTAGTCCTGATAATAAATATTTTGTTGAAGCAAGACAAGCTCCTTCTTCTAATGAAAATATACCTCCTACATATGATTGGTTGTGAATATCGCAAATATCGTAAGGGTTTAAATTTTTATAAATATTATTATTATCGTAATTACAAATAATACCAAAATTAGGAGCAATTTTTTTCTCAAAGTCTTTAAAATAACCGATATGTGCTGTATTTGTAACTTTAACTGCTATACCAGAATTCTTGTATTCACAAAAACAAGAATCCATAACCAGATCATATATTTTTTCCTTACTACGTATATTATAATTATTTTCATCTAAAAATATATTTTTGTTACAAAATATTACTTGGCAATTAAGTATTGAGTTAAAATATATTTCTTCTTCTTTACTGTTTGCTAATATTACTATATTATATTTTGTATTATTATTCGCGATTTCAATAGCTTCTGGTGATTTATACCAAGACGTTAATATACATATAATGGATTTTGTTGTAAATTCTGATTCATCCAATATTTTTCTTTTAAAATTGTAATCAGAATATAAATATATTTTAATTCCATTTATATCAAATATATAAGGTAATGTCATTAAAGTATATTGTTTACATATTTAAACATTTCAAACGCTTATTATCCTGAATATCAATTTTACTATTTATTGTATTTACTATTATAAACTCCACACCAGAATGCTTGACTATAATACGTATTATTTTTGTAAAATCCTAATTTAAACCCGCAATTAAAGAAATATAGGGGAATACAACAACAAAGAGTGCATTGTTCGTGATAATTACCATCATCTATCTCTTTTTGAATATGATATGGATAATTCATTTATAATATATTATATTATGTATCTCAATTATAAACATTATAATTTATATATTATCCATAATTATTTTTTTTAACTCTTTGTTAAAATAATTGTATGTAAATTTAGTTTTGTCCATATTTTTTAAATATAAATGAGTATTTAATATAACTTCTACATTATGTAATTTATATTGCGCATCTAAATAATTTGTAAAATAGAAAGGATAATCTTCGCCTAAATATTCTATTATCGAATGATTCCAATTTATTAAAATAGGTGTATTATTCATTATAGATTCTAATAAAAAATTATTCGCTGTTGAATCATACAGATCTAAAAACATAATATTATTTTTAAATATATTATCATAATTACTTTCATCTAGATTATATATCATTTCAGTGTTATATGTATTTTTTAATATTGATATATATTTATCATTTAATGAATTAGGTGTTTTGTTTAAAATCTCTAGGTCTTCATTCAACCTTTCTTGCGTTTTATTTAAATTTTGTTCTTTCGAAATTAAATTTATTAATTCTTTATAAATATAGTTTTGCACGTGTATTCCTTCATTACTCTTAATTATTATTACCTTTTCAGTAGACAATTTTAGAAAAACGTCGTATTTTCTTAACCACCAACCAGAAATATACAATTTTTTATTATTATTTAATAAATATTCTTTTATATCAAACCCTCCTTTATTAATAGTTAAATTTATTTCTAATGGGTGAAACAATGATTTAATAACAGTGTTTTCGTGTAAACTAACATTTTGTAATAAATAACTTTTGTGGAAAGTTGAAAGTGTTATTAATATTTTTAATTTTTGTTTTTCTTTTAAAAAATTTTCGTTTTTCTCTATAATTTCTTTATTTTTTAATTTAATATTTTTCTCGATTAAATCATTATCATTTGTAATATTTATCATTGGAGGGTCGTGAATAAAAGAAATAAAGTTTATATTATAGTCTTTTTTAATATCTTTATTATTTTTATGCCAGGTATAAGTTTTTTCTAACCAATCATCAAATATAATTGCTTTCATTTTATTATATTTACATTCTTTCGAAGAGTGTAAAATAAAATGGTTAATTGAACTTTCATAATCATAACAATCACTTAATAATGCATAGGATAGCCATTCAAAGTTAGGATTCTTATAGTAAAAATCATTTACAAAACAATTTTCAATATAAGATTTTTCTAAAAAATTTTGAATAACATATTTCCATCCATAACGATGCAGCCCGTAGTTTTCATATTCAGATTTGCACAAAAGTATTCTAAATTTAGGTGCGTAATTGTCTTTGTATTTTGTTTCTATCATCTCAATTGTATTTACATTAAATTTTTTGTAATATTCATAATTTACATTTTTATAATAATCATTATTATCTTTAATATTACTATTGTAATAATCTATCATAACACTAAAACGGTTTTTATAAACAAAATCATTCACATCTGTAAAATACTCTGAAAATCTTTTATACTCGTCATAAATATACATGTATAAGTTGTATTCAGTTATTGACATTTAAAATATCTATAAATCTACAATATATAATAATTATATATTACTAACTTAATTTACCTGTTATTATTTATAGAATTATATATTTATATAATATATTATATATTTATATAATATATGAGTGTTCTATTTACTAGTTCTCAAGGCTTAAATATTAACGGAATTGGTGCTACAGGACCTTCCGGTAATACTTCTTACGGGTTAGTGTATGACCCTATATCTAAAAAGGTTACATATAGCAATAAGACATTTGTTATTGATCATCCAGAAGACGATAATAAATTTTTAGTCCACGCTTGTTTAGAAGGTCCTGAAGCGGGTGTTTATTACAGAGGCAAGGCGTCTATTACAAATGATGAGTATGTGAAAGTTCTACTCCCAAGTTATGTTAACAAATTAGCTTCCAATTTTACTATTCATATAACACAAATATATGTAGAGGGTGAAACAAATGATGATGTACATTTCAAAACAACTGAAGTTATTGACAATTCATTTAAAGTTTATGGTAAAAATGGAAGGTTTTTCTGGATTGTATATGGTGAGAGAAATAAGATAGATGCTGAAGTTTTAAAGAACACTGTAGACGTCAAGGGTGATGGGCCATATAAATGGATTTAATTTTTTGTTACGGTCTTATATCTTTTATCATTTGGATTATTATATATTATAATATATACAACTAGAGTATATTATAATTTATTCCCTTGTTTTTATGCATTTTTTATCCATTTGAAATGTCGCACTTTTATCTTCTTGTGGTACTATATTAATTATACATTTTGATTTTTTGCCATACAATGGCTCTGTACATCCCCTTTCTTTGTTTTTTCTAGTTTTATTTTGTATTTTATTTGTATTTGCACTATTTTTAAATCTAAATATTTTGGGTTTTTCTTCTGTACACCTAGACCTAAAATGTTCATATCTTTCGCGAACATCACAGTAAGATAGTTGTGATTTTTTATGCAACATTTTATTTACGGTTTCGTGTAATTCATAAACATATCTAGAAAATGTTTCTCGATTAGCCATATGACACATTTTAAGAGGTTTTTTCTTAAAATTATTAGATAAATTAACGCGACAATATTTGCAAGGTAAAACATATTGTAAATTCACGATAAAATCTCTGTAGTGTTTTTTATCTTCACTTGTAGGATTAACTGGATAATTAAAACTCATTGTATGAAGAGATGTCCAGAAAACAGGGCCCCACACACTTACAAGCATACCATCGCCAGAATTATATTCCTTTTTTGTAAATACCCGTTTAGTTTTATTATGTGTATTTCTATTTTTACGTGTACCTCCCATTATATAATTATAAATATAAAAATCATTGCAAAGGAATAAAATATAATATTTATTAAAATTATATGGTTCCAAAACATACCTTTAATGTAACTATATTTACAGATTCTACAAAAAAAATATGTTTATTTACAGCTACATCTATTTTTATTATTGTTTTGTTTATTATTTCACCATTAAGCAATTTGTTCAAAACTTCTTTTGTAATGAAAATATTATCGTTGATATTAATTTTATACACAATATACTTAAATAACAATCAAACTAATTTATTAAGAAATGCTTCTTCATTACATAATACAGAAGAAATACTAACCCAGATAAATATAAATATATTATGCAGTTATTTATTTACATTATTTATTGGAGTATTATTCATTTTTGTAGTAAAAAGTTTTTTATAATTTAGTAAAATACTATATATATTAATTATTTTATGTATTTTATGTATTCTTGTATTGTTGTATTCTTGTATTGTTGTATTCTTGTATTGTTGTATTCTTCTATTGTTGTATTCTTGTATTCTTGTATTCTTGTATTATTTTTGTTCTAAAAATAATATAATATTCTATTCGTTAAAAAAGAATCTAAATTTATTCTAGAATATATATAATGAATAACGCAAAGTATATTAATTTTAATCAAGGGTTGCCTATAGGAGAAGATTCAACTAGTTTTTTTTCTAGGGTAAAAAGTGCAGGTAGTTCATTAAATACCACAACAATTATCATAATTATTTCTATATTATTACTTATAATTACTGCGGGTGGTTACTATTATTATTATGTTTATTCAAAAAAAAGTGTAAAATATCAACATACTAGTGAAAATATGAGTAACCAAGACGGTAATGGAGGGAATGCTGAATTATTATTCTTTTTTGCGGAATGGTGTCCTCATTGCAAAACCGCTAAACCTATATGGAATGATTTAAAGAATGAGTATCAAAATAAAACTATTAATGGTTATCATATTATTTTTACTGAAATTAATTGCTCAGAAGAAACAGCAGAAGTTGAAAAGATGATGAATCAATACAACGTTGAGGGGTATCCCACAATTAAATTATTAAAAGACGGTCAGATTATAGAGTACGATGCAAAACCTTCAAAGGATACTCTCACCCAATTCTTGAATACAGTTCTTTAAGTTTGATATAAAATACTTTGCCACTTCAATTCCATTGTTAAATAATTCTCTCCTCACTTCTACACTATTCAAAGAATTACGTAATACCTCAAGACTTAAATGATCTGAATCAAATACAATTTCATTCGTAATTTTTGGTTGTATCTCATCTGTACTTAAACTAAATATTGCTTTAAATAAAAAATTTAATACAAAATCCAATAGATTTGATTCCGAATTAACTGTATTTTTATTTTTATTATACTTATTTTTAAAACCAAATATTTCGTTTGGGTCCTTACCTGATTCAATACAAACACCTAGTGGATAGTTACACGTTACACCTCCATCTATATAACACTTATCTTCTAAACAAACAGGCGTAACTAATATTGGTAAACTACATGTCATTTGAATCGCAGTAAGAAGTTTTAAACTAGGATGTGTTAAATAAGAAATATCGTGCGCTTTGTATTCATTAATTTCAAATGAAAATAAGTGTAATTCAATATTTGTTAGTTCATAAAACTCCAGTAAATTTATATCCATAGAAATATCTTTAGCGTCAAGTAAAGGTTTGAAACATTTTTCAATTGTTTTGATATCAAATATTCCCTTCTTTGTGTAAGCGTCGAATATATTTTGAACTTTAATAGGAAATACATCTTGCCACGGACGTTTAATAATATAATCATTTATGGTATCCCAATCGTATTTGAGACAAATTAATACACCTACAATAGCGCCAGCAGATGTTCCGTAAATAGATTCAATTTCTTTCATACTTAAAAATTCGCTCGATTCCAGGGTTTGAATCGCACCTAATACTTGAACCATTATTGGACCACCGCCTGAAATAACTAGATGTTTGATTGGCATTAGAAAGTAATAATACATTCATTTTAATAACTTTTTTTCTGAAATCATTTTAATGGCAAATATATTTACATTAGAAAATATAGAAGATTTTTCAGAGAAACTAAACATTGATGAACTATATGAAAAAAAGAGACAGCAAGATTTGAATAAATTAGCGCTATTTAATAAGATTTTGAACCGTATTCACGTAAAAATAAAAACAGTATCACGACAAAAAGTCGATGAACAATTTTGCTGGTTTTTAGTACCAGAAACAATCATTGGCGTGCCAAAATACGACCAAGGGTCGTGCATTGCATATTTAATGGACAAATTAAAAACAAATGGGTTTAACATACGTTATATTCATCCCAATATGTTATTTATTTCGTGGATGCATTGGATACCTTCTTATGTGCGGTCAGAGTTGAAAAAGAAAACAGGGATTGTTATTGATGAATATGGAAAAAAAATTGATGAAACTTCTCTAGAAAATGCGGGCAATTTCAAGTCTATAACGAATACGCCGAGTGATCCGAATGAATATATGTTAAATAATAAAAATCTAGACCCGAACCAAAAAGGTAAACCTGCCAAAAAAGAGTACACCCCTATTAAGTCTTACAGACCCTCAGGTAATTTAGTATATGACGATGAATTATTGAATAGAATTGAAGATAAATTTGTTTGATCTGATTTGTTTAATCTAATTTGTTTGTTTTGTTTGTATAAACCAATAAAACATAAATTTAACAAAAGATAATATAATAATTAAATATTATATTATTTTATATGAAATATAATAAAAATAAACTTACCCATAATAAAACTCATAAGAAACGAAATACAAAATTAAGTACTATACAACATTTAACCCCTTTACAAAAAGATATTGTGTGTAAAACATATACTAATTCATATAACACATTTGAAGATAAAATAGATGAAGTATTTAAAAAGAATAATATTAATATTGTTTCTACAAGTTATAATTTGGAAAAACAAATTATTAGAGATCTTAAAAAGGCAGTAAATCTTGACAATGTTCAGCCAAACGACGATTTTTATTCTTATATAAATGATCGTTGGATTAAAGATTATGAACTTACAGAAAAGCAAATGTATATTGTTCAGGTAGATGATTTTCGTCTAATTCAAGACAAGGTTTATAGAGAATTAATCGAAATAATTGATGAATACATAACAAACACTTCTACAAAAAATACAAAACAAGCTCAATGCATTAAAACAGCATACCAGTCTTTTCAAACTTATAATAGTAATGAAGAAACCCGAGTTTTATCTAAAACATACTTAGATTATTTAGACCAATTAATGAAAGATAACTCCAATATATGGGAAATATTAGGAATGTTAAATAGTAATGAAATTACTTCGTGGGGTCTACCCTTTGTATGGTCATTAAATCCGGATGAAAAAAATCCTAAAATATACAGGTGCTATTTAGAACCCCCTCAATTAAGTCTCCTTGATATAGATTTATATTTTGATGAAGCAACTGACACAGAGGAAGCAAAAAAATACAAGAAACTCTATCGAAATAAATACTTTGAATATTTACACAAATTATTCACCATTGCTTATGGCGAAAATCATAATTTTAATGTAAAAGATGTTTTTGATACTGAATTTGAGATATTAAATGCGATGGCGTGTGATTTAATTACCACAAAAGATACAGATAATTATAATTTAATTACAAAGTCAGAAGCTTTAAAAGATTTTGGTTTTAACTGGGAAGAACTTTGCAAACATCTAGGTTTTAAAAAGATACCTGATTCATTCGTAACTTCTAATGTTAATTATTTGTTATGTGGAACAAAAATGCTTTTAGAAAAATGGACTACACCAAAATGGAGAACTTTTTGGGTTTATTTGTATATTCGTCAACAAACCAGATGGGATGAAAAAGGTTGGAAAAACTTTTATGATTTTCAAGGGTCTTTTTTAAGGGGACAACAATCCTTTGTTGATGACTATATAAAACCTGTTTTTCCAATGGGATTTTTATTTAATACGTTTTTAAGTAATGAATACATAAGAAGATATAAAAATGATCAGGCAATTAACTATGTTAAAACTCTTGCAGAAGACTTAAAAACAGTATTTATTCGAATTATTACACGCAACAAATGGATGCAGCCTAAAACAAAAGCAAAAGCTATAGAAAAACTAAAGCACTTAAAATTAACTGTAGGGTCTCGTGAAGTATTAAGGGAAGACCCTTTATTGGATTATAAATCCGATGACCCGTGGGGTAATTTAGTTAAAATGACAAAATGGAGACACGAGAAAGCGATTGAATTAGTTGGAAAACCTGTCATTGATATACCGGTCATTGATTGGACCCAAATACCACCCAAGTTTATTGGTACGCAGGCTTATGTAGTAAATGCAGCCTATACACCTACAGAAAATGGTATTTATATTCCTTTAGGATACGTTCAGAAACCATTTGTCGATTTAAATGAAAGAGGAATAGAATATAACTTATCGCGAATAGGATTTACTATAGCACACGAAATGTCTCACGCTTTAGATGATTGGGGTAGTCAATATGATGAATTCGGTAGATTAAACAATTGGTGGACTGAAAAAGACAAACATACATTTAAGAAAATACAAAATGATGTTATTAAGCAATATGAAGATTTTGCTTGGTATGATGGTATAGACTTCTATGCAGCCCCTAGTATAGGGGAAGATTTAGCAGATATTTCTAGTTTAGCAATATGTCAAGAATATTTAAGAGATTTCCAATTAAAGAATGAAGACATTCTTCCCATACAGTCCTTATCATTTGAAGCATTTTTTGTTTATTATGCAGTTCAATCTAGACAAAAAATTAGTAAAAAAGCTATATTGGCACAATTAAAAACAAACCCGCATCCTTTAGATAAATACAGATGTAATGTTCCTTTATCAAGAAGTAATGTATTTAGAGCAATTTATAATGTTAAAGAAGGAAATAAAATGTGGTGGCATTCTTCAAATAGTGTTTGGAGCAAATAAAAATTTATTCTAAATTATTTAGAAAATATTCAATATCATAAAATTTTTTTGTAAGTTATATATATAAATGGCTAAATCCCACAAACGTCACCACCAAGCTTCTCGTTCAAGAACTGCTGCTCGCGGTCGTTCTCGCGCTGCTAGTCGCGCCGCTTCTCGCGCTGTTTCCCGCGCCGCTTCTCGTGCTGCTTCTGCTTCTCGTGCTGCTTCTGCCGCTGCTTCTCGTGCTGCCTCTGCCTCTCGCTCTGCCTCTGCTTCTCGCAGTGCCGCTGCCGGACGCGCTGCCTCTGCCGCTGCTGCCCGTGCTGCCGCTGCTAGTCGCGCTGCCTCTGCCGCTGCTTCTCGTGCCGCTTCTGCTTCTCGCGCTCGCGCTTAAACTATAAATCAACATATGTAAATATTTAGATATTTAATAATGCTATTAAATATTTAATGTTGCAAATATATATATGTCAACTAGACGTCACGGTGGATTAAGAAAAAATAGAACTACTAAAAATAGAAAAATGACCGGTCACGGAAAAACTGGGAAAAAATGGGTTACAGCGATCGCTGCTGCGCATAAAACATTGCGTACAACTGGTTCTCTTACCGCTGCAAAAAAAAGTTTGAAATCACAGGCTTTATATAATGCTCGTAAATTATTTGGCAGTATTTGATAAACTTAACTAATTGCTAAATACTAGGAATTTATTAATTCTTCTATTAAATTTACTCGTTGTTGATTCCAATAAAAAGAACCTTCTTTGCCCCCATTGTTCGTAACCTGGTTATCGTGCAACCTATAATAAAGTAATGATTCGTTAATAGTATGTAAATAACCGTAAGCTTTTAACATTCTTAAAGTTAAATCCAAATCTTCAATTATTCTATTTTTGTTAGGGTCGTAATTACCTGCTAATAAAATAGATTGTTTTCTATAGCATAATGAAGGATGATTTGATATCCAGTGAGATTTGAGTACTTTATATTCGTCCCACGTAATAGATTTATGATTTGTTACACTAACAACATTGCTAATATTATTTCTAAAACAAGCCACTTGAGTTCCACATATGTGTATATTTGGATTATCATTCATAAATTGGAGTTGTTTTTGTATTCTATCTTTTACCATAATATCATCACTGTCCATTTTAATAATCGTATTATATGAACACATATTCACACCTTTACTCAAAGTATATCCAATACCCATATTGGTATTATTTTTATCATATATAATTTTAGTAAATCTAGTTGTTTTCGTAAATTTATCTAAATAATTTACAAGCAATCTAGAATTTAATTCATCGGAACCATCATTTATCCATATTAATTCCATATTAAAATATCCTATTTGGTGTTTTATAGATTCTAAACATTCTTGAATATAAATAGATTTCGTATTATAACTCGATATTAGTATACTAACACCATTTTCTTTAGGCGGTGGCGTAAATTGTATAGGTAATTCTATATTATTCATATTGTCGTAACTTTGTTTTGTAGAACCCCACGCTTGAAACGCATATATTTTGCCGTGGCCAGTGTACTCTATACCGGTTAAATGTATTGGTAAAAATGTATAACTTGGAAATATATGCAAATCTTTAAACAATCCAGTGTTATACATTCTTGTTAATAAACCGGGTCCTACACTTTGCCAAGCCATCATATTTGATTTTACTTGACTAACTTCATTCTCTAGTATCCATTTAATAGCTGCTTTTACTAGAGGATGGTTTATTGGAAAACCCATAGTTCCTGTTGCGATTAATCCATTCCTAACTTGTTCTTGTTCCCAACCTGCAAAACATTTTTTACTTAACAATTCTTCGTCAATGGGTTCAACGCATATAGAATCTGCATCTATAAAAACACCGCCATATTCGTATAAAATTTCCCATCTCATTATATCTGCTTTCCCGTTAATTTCTTCAATTTCATTTATTTTTTTTTGGCATTTAAAAATAAATTTCCGTTTTTGCATTTCTTCTTCATTCCAACATATATATTCAAAATCAGGATTTTTATCACGCCACGTATCCATTAATTTACTAGGGCGAGGCTTATCTCCTATCCATAATTGATGAATTATTTTAGGTATTGACATAATTATTCAATTGTAATAATATTTATATGTTTTTAAATTTAAATATAATAATGACTAATATTTATGTTAATAAATGAAATACCGTGTTTATACATTAATTTAGAGAGACGGATTGATAGAAAAATAAATGTTATTAAAGAGTTAAATAAAGTTGGGATTGAAAACCCTATTTGTTTTAAAGCAGTCGAACTTAAAAATCCTGCGCTCGGCTGTAGTATAAGTCATATGAAATGTATAGAATACGCTAAAGAAAAACAATATGAATATGTATTAATATGCGAGGATGATATTGAATTTTTAGACCCTACATTATTTTTAGAACAATTCAATAAATTTATAAATTCAAAATTAAAATGGGATGTTGTCTTAATTGCAGGTAATAATATGATACCCTATATGCCCGTTAATCATTGCTGTATTAAAATTTATAATTGTCAAACAACTACCGGATACGTAGTTAAAAATGACTATTATGATCAACTAATACATAATTACAAAGAAGGGATTGGTAAATTAATTGCCGATCCAAATAATAATGACTATAAAATAGATAAATATTGGTTACAATTACAAAAAAAAGATAATTGGTATTTAATTATTCCTCTTACAATCATTCAGCGCGAAGATTATAGTGATATAGAGAAAAAAGTAACTAATTTTAAAAATTACATGTTAAATTATAATAAAGCATATAAGACAAACCCGCAAAAATAGAAAAATAAATGTATTTTATTTATGTAGAATGAATAAAATATATACAAATGAAGAAAAAGATAACATATCAAAACAAATTAAAAATATAACAATGAGTGATGTTGATTTAGAAATGAACAAACTCATTACTATTGCGGATGCAGCAAAAGATGTATCAGGACGAACTCGAATAGGTAATAACATAGTAGATTTTTTTACATTTCCACAACGGCTTGAAACAAAAGGAAAATACGATGTGAATTTTTTTGAATTTTTAAATAATATCGAAGAATTTAAAAAGAAAAAATTTATTCAAACAATGTTAACTTATTACAAAGATGTTAAAAATAAAAAGGGAACGAAAAATGAATATATTGTTTTGAAGGAAGTATACAATATTTGTATTAGCGCAATAAATATAATGAGGCCATTAACCTGTATGGAAATTTATACAAAATATAAATCTAAACGGATACTGAATTTTTGTGCCGGATGGGGTGGTTCATTGGTAGCTGCTGCTGCCTTAAAAATAGATGCATATTACGGTATAGAAATTAACACGGGTTTGGAAATACCTTATAATAATATGATTAATTATTTAAAGACAAAAACATCTACCGATATGAATATTTATATCGGTAATGCGTTAGACTTTGACTATAGTACAATTGTTTATGATACCGTTTTCTCATCCCCTCCATATTATTTTATTGAAAAATATCCTAATAATTTAAAATATGAATCAAAAAAACAAATGAATGACAATTTTTATATGCCATTATTCACAAAAACATATGAAGGTCTCAAGCCTGGAGGTGTATATGTTATCAATATTTGTAAACAAGTATATGACGACGTTTTGAAAAAGTTATTTGGAGAAGCGACCGATATATTCCCTTTAAAAAAATCAAAGAGACAAAATAATTACCAAGAAATGATTTATGTATGGTATAAAAAATGATATTTTTATTTTTATTTCTATTTTTATTTTTATTTATCAACTATCTAATATGCGCCACCCATACCTATTCTAACGCTTGGCATTGCTCTTGGTTTTACCCCTATATAAGAAGCATAATTAGGCGAATACTTGTTTGGAAATGTTTGTTGTTGTTTACCTAAATTTGTATCGTCATTTCTGTTTGCGGCGTTTTTATATAGATTTGGTGTGTATAATATATTATTCATTATATTATTGTTCGGAATATTAAATTCTTTTTTTTCTATACTTTTATGTTTACTTTTAACGTTATTATCATTTGAGTTTTTATAAATAGATTTATTATATGAGTCATTTTCATTGATTGTTTTTTTATAGTTTTGAATTTCTTCTAATAAAGATACAGGTACTTTTTTACCTGTCGATATTAAATATCTTACCATATTTTCTTTTTGGTCTATAATTGTTGGGTAATATGGTATATTTTTCCAATCATTCGATGTTGTAACAAGATTTGTTGCTTCCTTCAAATTAACATTTGGCTTTGATATTTTATGTTGAGGATCTCTTAAATCATATATAAAATAATCTTCATTTACAAATGGTGTATAAGTATTAAAATTTGATATATTAACAAACAATACTCTGGTATTTGCAAAAGTAAATATATTATCATCGGGATTTGCAGATTTGTTTTCTATACTATATTTTAAATTAGTAATTGTCTTCAACCCATCTACTGTATTGTGTTCATTTATATAATTAAAATTATCGTTTTTACTAATAATTCTGGATATACCATCAAATAAATGAAGTATTTCAGGGCTACCAACATTATAAAAAGTGCTTCTATCTATTTTTAATCCTATATTTTCGCATCTTTGTTGTAATATATTATCTTCCATTCCCCATCCCCAAAAACAAGGAAACCCGTTTATTTTTTCAAAGTCCCCGCCTTTCATTACAACTATCCCGCCTAACGTATTCTTAAACCCATAATAATGTTTCACAACACCCTCAGTTGTTTCATAATTAAATATTTTATAAAACGGAAGAATGTCTAAATCATTAAATATAATTGTAATATTCTTATAATGTTCTGGGTATTTATTTTTAATTGCAATAAATCCTATATTTTTTGTAGCACCTCGGTTAAAAGACCTGGTGTCGTTCTGGTGTATAAAATATATTTCATAGTCATTACAATCTTCTAAAATATAACTCATATATTTAATAAAAAAAAACTTTTGTTGTGGTCTATTTCTATAAGGAACAATAAATATACGTTTTGGTATGTCTAACAAATTATTTTCTATATTCATTTATAGTTTTATTAAAGGTTTTATTTTTTAATTTATAACTATTTTACAATATGAGGTTTTATTGTATATTTAACACCTATTTAAAGGTATATTATTATATTATAATAATGTTATCATATATAGTTTTATTCTCATTTATAAATATGGTTTTTTCATTTGAACCGTTATGTTCCACGTGTGTTCATTTTATTCAGAATAAAAATGGTGTAAATGATTTGGGTTTATGTAAAATGTTTCTTGATGACTTCTCACTACCAAACAAGAAGTTTATGTATAATTTCGCGGCACATTGCAGAAATAATGAACATTTATGTGGTAAGTCTGGGTTTTTATACGAACCAAATACCGAACTTGTTAGTATGAAACTTGATACGAATATTGTATATGATTATGATGAAATAAGTAATAGGTGTTGCGGTGAAGTTAATGAAAAGGACGAGCTTGAACAATTAGAAAAGGATTTTTTTGAAATATTTCAGAAAATTAAAAAATACAATACAGCAAGAATATACAAATATAAGTAACTGCATATAAATAAATGTAGTATTTACCTAATTTCAATATTATATTTTTTTAATATTGCAGCAGGAATAATAGAGGTATCTTTTGCAATTTTTTCTAATTTTTTATAACATTTATTTATTGTAACTTCACTAATCTCACTAACATTTTTAACATCCCTTTTACTAATATTTAAGTTGCAGATTTGCGATACAAAATAAACAACGCCTCCTGCAATAGAAGGGGGTGTATTTTCTGGCATAATATCCATCTTTTCTATTTTCATTGAAATGAACTGGCAAAACCTGGTTAATTCGCTATTTATATTAAGCTTACTACAATATCTTTCTATAAAGGCTTCTGGTTTTGTTTTACTAAAATAAGTTTTTTCTTTGTTGTCCATATCTTTTTCTAAGTTATTTATAATCGATAATGCATTCTTACACCCTTTGGTTGAACTAGTTACATCTAATTTGAAAATAGTTGCAATTTCTTTTGCTGTTCTGGGGTAATTATTTACTCTACAAGATATGTAAATTGAAGCTGCTATAATACCATCTCTGTTATCACCTCTGAAAGTCAAGTCGTATTCCGAAATTTTTTTGTGATATATAATGGCATTATCGATTATCATCTTTGGAATACCTGCATTTTGCGCCATAGTTGTAATAATTTGGAATTCATCATACTGAGATTTTTCTTTGTAAGGCATCGATTGCCACTCTGTATATCTTTTAATTTTTCTCATCTCATAAGACATTGGACCACAGCATAAAACCTTACAACCATATGATGATTCTTTTAATAATGGATTTACCGGCATACCACATCTTGTGGGGTCAGAGTTTTGATTATCGTCTGCCCCATAATATCTCCATTCGGCGGTCTGATCTACTAAATCTTTATAAATAATACCGCATTTATTATTTGTACATGTTAAAAATCCTTCTTCTGAAAATGCTAAAATACTTTCACACCTTTCGCACATTTCTCTGCTACCTGCCCCATATATACATTCTAAAGGAACGACTGGTTTGTCTACATTTTGAATTTCTGAATCGAATATATTCCATAATTCACTCTTATTAATATTAGTAGTTTTCTTTTTTTGACTTTTGTCTTTACTCATATGGTTGTATTATCTTTCATAATATAAAATAATTCTAATTCAATTTTATTTATATTATTTTTATATATTTTAAAAGTAATATAATATATGGGTAATTCACAATCATCCAACCCAAATAAAAATCCTGAAAAAGAATTTAACAATTTTTATGATGTTATCGATTATATTTCTAGTTATTATATTTTAACTATGGATTTTAAGAGTTTAAATAAACTTTCTGAAAAACCTTATTGTGATAAACTTGTAATTCTTACATCAGACATTATTGAAAGATATTTTAATGAAACTGAAATTAATTATTTGTCTCAACGAATTAAAAATGGTGTTGAAGTCAACGATATGAACAAGGAAAAAATTATGTATATGAATAAAGATAATCTAGAAAGTTTAGATATTTCCAATGATGTACAAAAAAATATAAAAAAGAAAAGAGTCTGTATTGGTATTGCAAAATTTTATGTAAAAATTGCACACATATTCGCTGCAATAATTATGACAGTAAATCCTATTTATACATATAAGGATGTAACCGGACAAATTTTGAAAATAGGGTTATTAGAAAAAGATAAAATTCCAAAAAATGTAAACAGAAAATTATATAAATTAAACATTTGTGATAACCGGATAAGATCCTTAAAAAAAGGCGTGATAAATCACGATGCATCAGATAACGTAACTATACAACCAAAAATTTGTGATATGAATGTAAATTTAGATGCAGGAATGGATAAAACTCTTGCAGATGAGCCTGGAATTAGCGAACTGATGACATTATATCTGGATGATAATTACGACTATTCAACAGGTAATTTTACTGGAATGTCTGAAACAACTAAACAACAATTTATAAAAGATTTAGAGCTATTCTATATTACGTTTACTGGAAATAAAAAAATGCCTCCGGAAATTAACAAGTTTAGTGATATAAAACTAAAAGATTACAGCAAAATTTCTGGTTGTCAAGGCGAAACACCTATTTATAAAAATAAATATTCCCTCAATAAAAAAGATAAATTATTTATGGAATATGCGGAAAATACTAAAAAAATGATTCAAACCGCATCAGAAAACCAAAGTAAGTTATTGTCAATTATAAATGACATATTTACTTATGTTATTGACCCATATACTGGTAATAAAGTTATACGAGTAAATCCTAAGCTAACAGATGAATTATTACAGAAATGTCTTGAAAAAACCCGTAGTTTTATTATTGATTTATACGTAAAATGTGAAAATGATTATGTAAAAGGTGTTAAATTATATGAAGCAATTGTAGAGACTAAAATATTAGAAACAACACAAAAACAAATAGCAACATTGCAAAAAGAGGCAGTAAATATAATAAAAGAAACTAAAATGATTTAAATGAATGTTTGATTATATCACTATATTCACTTTATGACAGTTATTGATATTTATTTAGCTCATAGAGATTCTATTAAATTTATAGGACAACAGGTGTTATTAATTCGTAAATACTTCAAGTGTAACGAAGGAAGTACCATAAATATATATGGGTATGTGGATGGTGAAAATAATGATTTGAAGAATCAAATGAGGGAATTATGGGTATCACATAATGTTGTCCCAATAGAAATACCTAATATGATAAATGGCCTACATAGAAGTTATATTGGTGCAGGCGAATCATTTGGGTTAGCTTTTACTTATGTTTATAAAAACTATATTTTAAAAAACAATAATATCAGTGTTTGTATAGAAAATGATGTATTTCCTTTTAAAGATATTAATATTGAGGAATATGTAAATGGGTATGAAATTTGTGGGGAGGTTAGATTTAATGCATCACAATTACCCGATAGAAATGTTATGTTTTGGTTAGGTTTTATTATTTTTAATGGAGCGAAAATGCAAGACCGGGAATTATTTTCTGGACTAGGTGTTACTCATCCAATCGTGAATAAAAAAAGTGGTAAAGAACATTGGATCGACTGTGGAGGGTATAGTTACTATTGGATAACAAAATGTTATAGAAACATACGACAAATGGTTACCAATGGGAATGAATCTTATGACGGGTTTACTAGTTTGCAATGCACTCCTCATAATATCACAATTGATGTTGAATGTTTGCCAGAATTATTTCGTCAAGACTACCATCCTCATTTTAGAGTTCTTGTTTATGATAATTGTTTAATTCATTTAGAGAGAATGGGAAAGGAAAATGATTATGGAAAAGAAGTATGGTGGAATGGATGTTTTGAAAAACTATACAAGAAAGACACTATTTATATACCACTTGGTTTTCAATGTACTACAGCTGAAATTTTAAAAAAAACAAACAAACGTTTATATAGTTTCCCATTTGATTGGATAATTAGTACACCAGGTTCTATACTTGATTTATTAGATATTCTTCTAGAAAAAAATTGTGACTTGAATAAATTTGTTTATGAAGAATTTTTAAGAATAGATAATAAATTACAATTTTTAAAACAAGAAGAATTTATAATAGATAACATAAATGGAAATATTTTATTTAATTCTAAATATAATTTAATATTTCCTCATTTTAATTACAGCGAAGAAACATTTGTTAAAATGGCAAGAAGATTTACAAGGTTAAGAGACTATATTCTTTATAGTAGTAATAAAATTAAATTTGTATTTATAAATAGATTAATAAATAATTACACTAAAATCCCAAATAATAATATTAAATTCTCAATTAATAATTATGACATAAATTTAAATATTCTTGAAAATTTTGAAAAAATATGCAAATTATTGACTTTTCATATGGGGTCAGACAGATTTGAAATTGTAATAATCACAGCAGTTGATAAATACAGCGAAAATATAACTACGCATAAAAACATAAGTTATAATGAATTAATACCTAAAAATAACTCTAATTTAACGGATGAAGAAATTTTACAAATTACTATTTAAAAATATAATATATAATTTGTATAAAAATGGGCAAGCTGTACACCTCTATTAAATCAAATGACGGGTTTGGGTCTCAGTATCAAAGAATTATTCAAACTTATATATTTTGTAAAATACATAACTTAACTTTTGTTTATGATCCATTAGAAATGGTAGAACATAATTATAATAATGACAATGACTACGCAGATAAACTTGAAGTGCTAATGAATTTAAAAAATAATATTGTTAATTTTAAAAAAAATACAGCAGTAGAATACTTAGATTACGGTTCAATAGTTATGCCATTTTTTGAAAATAATATCGATGAATGTTGTAAAAGTGAACATATGAATTTTATAAAAAAATGTTTTTGGGAAAATAAAGATAAAAATTTTTTTAATAATAATAAATTAAATGTAGCTATTCATATTCGGAGAGAAAATTATATAGACAAAGGGGTTGCTGGAGATAGAGTAACAACACCAAATAGTTATTATTTAAATATTATGAATGCAATTAGAGAAAAATATAAAGATAAAGACATTTTATTCCATATTTACTCTCAAGGAGATATAATAAATTTTATTGATTTAGCAAAAAATGATGTGATGTTTTATATTAATTATGATATAATTGAAACATTTAAAGGACTTGTTTCAGCGGAATTGCTTGTTATATCTCCAAGTTGTTTAAGTTATGTTGCTGCTTTAATTAGCGATGGTGAAGTTTACTATAAAAAATTTTGGCATAGACCGAGAAGTAACTGGATAATTTGTGGTTGATTGTTAGCTTTAATTAATTTATGAAATGTTTGATTTATAAAATGGTCATTTTACCAAAACGTAAAATTATACAAGTTAACATATGTTTTACAACTTATTTAAATGAATAATTATCTAAATCACCCGTAACTTCACTGGTGATCCGCGAATTTACAAAAATATTGTTAATAACATAAATATTTTGTTACCATATATGCATCCAAGTATGTTGAAATTACAATTATTTTACAAAAAAATGTTACGGGTGAAACAAAACCTTCGGGGGTGTTATGCCGTTATTCACTTTTTGTTAAATTTTGTTTTATATAATATACAAGTTTAAAATAATATAAAGAATTTTTGATAATTTATTTAGAATGAATAACTATACTATACCTCTTAAATGTAGCCACGTTAAGATCGATGTTGGATTATCATACGGTGCAAACCAATCATCTAATTGGCTTGATACTGAAAACGATGTTATGGTTTTTGGGTTTGAACCAAACCCAGAAGCTTATGAATGTTTAATGAAGGGAAATATACAATTAAGACACCCTGCTCATGCTGTAGGAGGAAACCCATTAAATAAAGAACATATTGATTCAGGTAGAATGCATATTTTCAATGTGGCATTAAGCAATGTTAATACTATTAGTGATATGGATTTCTACGTCAATTCTAAAGATTGTGGCACATCTAGCTTATATCCTCATGAAGAAGTTTATTTAGGACCAATTGAAAAAATTATTAAGGTTCCGGTTTACAGTCTAAAAATGTTCTTTGACAATTTCAATTGGGAAAGATTCGCTTATATTGATTATATTAAAATTGACGCACAAGGGTCGGACTTAAATATATTAAAAAGTGCGGGACATTACTTGAGTGAAAAAGTTGTATACGTTACAGCAGAACCAGACGGAAACCAATATATAGGCGCAGGCGATTGTAACACCGAAAATATAACACAATATATGAACAGTATTAGTTTTATTAGAATTAATCATCCGAATACAAATGACCCAACATTTATAAATAAAAATTTTTTGCATTTATCAAATAAAATTTATATTTCACAAAAATAATTTAACTCTATATATCTAATAATAAGAATAACGGCATAAACACCCGAAGGTTTTATTTCACTTGTAACCTTTTTTGTAAAATATTTATACTATCAATATAATTTGCCGCATATATGGTAACAAAATATTTATGTTATTAACAATATTTTTGTAAATTCGCGGATCACCAGTGAAGTTACGGGTGATTTAGACAATTATTCACTTTTGGGAAAGAGTAATATTACTCTAGCGCTCGTTATTTTGTGCAATTTATTAAATTAATACAATATATTATGAGATTTTATAATATTACAAATGGTAGGTTAGGGAATGCTATTTTCCGTTATATAGCTAGTATAATTTTTACATTTATTTATGAATCTAGTATTACATATGATGCGTGTATTACAAATGAAATAAACGACTCGACTTATTTACAATGGATGAAAATGATAGAAAATGGTATCATTCCAGAGTTAGATAAAAATGCAACATATTTATTATCAGGATTTTACCAGCACGAAAATTTAATAAAAATATATAAACATCGCATTATAGATTATATATCAAATAATCAAAATGATAAAATAAGTGTTTATAATGAAAATTATTACAGTAAAAATATTATTTACAATAGTATAATAAAAAAATATAATATTGTACTACATTTAAGGCTTGATGATTTCGCCACGCATAATATGTTAATTCAACCTATTTGCATTAAAAATGTTTTAGATAATTTAATTAAAAAATATAATCCTGAAAATTTTGTATTTGTATTTGATAATCCTAAAACCGAATTTGAAAAAAAATATATTGATTACTTTAAAAGTAGATATAATATTATAGTAGAATCAAATGATGTTTTAACAGATTATCATATATTAAGAAATGCAAAAATATTAATAAGTTCGACCTCAACGCTATGCTGGATTGCATCACTCTTATCAGAAACAATTGAAGAATTATATTTACCGATTTACAAACATTTGCATCCCCATATAAATTATGCTCATGAAACCATAGATAAACCAATAGAAAATACAATAAGATATAATATAGAATATTGCAATCAGGACACTTGTATATTTTAACCGGTAATCTTTAAATTTTTAATCTCGTAAAAACTATACAAAAAATTACATGTTATTATATATGAAAATTATTCTGCATAATCCAAGTCATAACGGTGACCAATTACATACTTTAGGTATAGTTAAACAACTTATTAATGATAATTTAGACAAACACTTTATTATTATTCCTGCGTGCGCAATGTATTTATTTAACGACTTATTATCTGATAAAGTTATAGTTGAACAACATCCACGCCCTTGGCATACTAACAAAAATATAGTTAATGAAATAAATTTTATTAGTGAAATCCATGATATTTTATGGAATTATCATTGCGGAAATATTTATATAAATATGTGGAAATTACTTACGCAAAATAATTATAATTGGATTTCATTAGTTCATCGTGAAAAGTTTGTTTATAGTATGTTAAAAGAAATTTATAATCAAACTGGTATTAATATAATTTTTAATTGTAGTAATTATAAAGAATTAATACCTGTATTACCATATATAAATATAGATTTAATCCGTGAAAAAATAAAAAGATATAATCAAAAAATTATATTTTTCTATAATGAAAATAGCTGTTCTGGTTTTGAAAACGAATACCCAAATAATATTAACGAAAAAGTAATACAAGATTTAATTGATAAGTATGGTGATGACTATATTATTCTTCTATCCAAACCTTGTAATTTATTCCACAAAAGTTTAAAAAATGTTGAAAGTGAGTTTGGGATTGTTCCTGTTATTGATGCAAAAAATTTAATTTTAAATGCGAATATAGCAAATTTGTGTGATCAGGTTTATTTTAAAAATAATGGTGGTTCTTTTTTTATTTTAAATAAAATGAATATAGAAAATATTAATAATGTAAAATATTTCTTTATAGATGCAGGTAATTTTTATAATAGTATTAAGTATGATTATGGATTAAATATTGAATTATACACAATTTAATTAGAAAACATAGATTTATTAATTTCTATTTCTTGATATAACTTTTTACGTTTAAATAAAGTTATATATTTCATATTATATGATATATCATATATGTTCAAATATTATTCGCCTATTGGTTTTGCATATGTATTTACTCAATCTATTAATGTATTGGATTTAAACTGGAATTCAAATTCTGAAAATTGTTTTAAATTTGAAAAAAATAAAATTAAAAATGATGAAACTAATATTTTTATTATTAATCACCATCCAGGTAATATCGAATTTTTCAATAAAAATATATTACCATATATTAAATATAAATTTATAATTATTTCGTTTTATGGGGATAGTACTTTCCCAAATGAATGTAATGGTTGGTCAGAATTGGAAATATTAGAAAGAGGGAATAATTATAATTCAATTATAAATAGTAAATTTTTTATACATTGGTTTTCAATAAATAAAATCATAAAAGATGATGAAAAATTTACTAGTATACCTTATGGGTTAGATTATTGGCAAATGCTAAATAGAAGTTGTTTTGGTTGTCCGATTAGAAGTGCAAAGGAGCAAGACGATGTTTTATGTGAAATAACAGAAAATTCTTTACATTTTAGTAAGCGCATACCAAAAATTTATGCAAATTGGCATTTAAATATAACTGATATACGCAACGGAAATTATAGATGTCATTTAAAAACTATACTTCCAGATAATATTATTTATTATGATTGCCATAAAAGTAGGGATGACTATTGGAAAGAATGTAGTAAATATGCGTTTGTTGTATCTCCACACGGAAACGGGTTGGACTGTATAAGAACTTGGGAAGCATTATCTTTAGGTTGTATAGTAATTGTTAAGAAAAGCCAAATTGATAATTTATATGAGGACTTACCCGTATTAATTTTAAACGAGTGGCAAGATCTTACAGAAGAATTGTTGTATAAAACACTTGATATTTTTTCTAAAAAAAAAATTAATATGGAAAAAATAAAAATGCAATACTGGTTAAATAAGGTTAGTGAAAAATTATAATTTATTTTTATAATAACCAAAGGTTTTAGTAATTCATTATTTTATAGAAGTGAATACCGGCATAAAACGCCCGAAGGTTTTGTTTCACCAGTAACAATTTTTTGTAAAATATTTATACTATCAACATACTTGTTTGCATATATGGTAATAAAAATATTACTGTTATTTTTAAATCTTCAAGGGTGTAAATAAATTTTTATTTGTTACTCGTTTTATGGTATTTTTATCCTTTATTCAATTCACTTATGATACTTTCCATTTATACATTACTTATTGATTTGTTATAACACTAACTATAATATTACAATTTACTATAATATGTTAACATTTTACTAATACCATCTCCTAGACTGGTAAATTCAAATATATTTTTGTAAATATTTCGAAGTTTTGAATTATTACTAACACATCCTACCATATCACCAATTATTTCTTCTTGCATAATAATATTTTTTTTAAAAGTTCCTTTTTCAATAATAATATTCAATAATTCTTGAATAGTTGTTTTAACCCCAGTTCCCAAGTTAAATATTTCATTAAATAATAATTTATTTCTTATTGAATCTTTTATTATAAACGCAACATCTTTTACGTATATAAAATCTCTATATCTATCTAACGAACCTTTTATTATAACATTTGGGTCGTCGTTTAAAAATTGACTTAAATATATGCTTACCATTCCTTTAGACATATTCGTTAAATCTTGACCTGGTCCATAACAAGTAAACAATCTAAAAATTGTATAATCAATATCATAATGCTTTTTATATAAAGCTAAATATTGTTCGCTCGTATATTTATGTATTGAGTAAAACGTATCATATTTTATTTCACTATTTTCATCGTAAATTCCAGGGTTTGACGTTCCTCCATATACACAAACTGTACTAATAAAAATAAACCTTTTACAATTTATTTTTCTTGCATATTCTAATAATACAAGTGTAGACTTCGCATTCGCATTTAAATCATATAAAACATCTTTAAAACTACCTTCTTTGCTTGCTTGACCTGCAACATGTATAATACAATCAAATACATCTTCCAACTCTAATATTTTTTCATCCGAACAATCTATACCAATAAAACTAACGTCTATTGGCAAGTTATGAATATAACCGGTTTTCAGATTATCAAAAACAGTAATCCTATTAAACCCGTCATTTAATTCTTGTAAAATATTCGACCCCACGAATCCAGCCGCACCAGTTATTAATATATTCATAATAAGAATTTATTCTGAATATATTTAAGCCGTTTCATAATATAAATGATATAAGTAAATACCATAGTAATAAGAAGAAATACATTTGTGTATATTATTTTTGGAATAATCAGTCAACCCGAACCAATGCAAAATTGTCATATCTATTAACATATTTTTATCATAACTAGTGAATAAATCTAGATAATTATCAATATTGTTATTTATATTCGTTTCAATGTTGTTTTTGTCATCTATTATAAAAAAATGAGTATCATTATTATTAATTTGGTCAAACCCACTCAAAGAGTATATTATTTTACCTATATCATATTCTTTCAACCCGAATATTTTTGTATTTCCAAAATATCCTCTGGGGTCTATAAACCATACTTTATTAGTAATATCAATTAATATATTTGACATATGAGGATCTCCGTGAATAGTGGTGTATTCTATTTTATTTTCTAGAATGTAAGTTTTAACTCTCGTATAAATTTCGTCAATTATATATTTATGATCATATTTTATACCAATCTTATTTACCGAGTTAATATTACGAAAATAGGATAATAGTGGTTGTATATTATTTAATCGCTGCATTAGTTTATCATAAAACTCTATTTTAATATCTTCTAGTAAAATAGCTTTACTTACTTGTAATGTTTCTAAGTTATGTATTTTTTCTATTTCATTTAATATAGTTTTTAATAGTAGTCTTTGTTTCTCGATTCCACAATTATTAAATATCTCTATTGCGGTTTTACAATTTAATATTTTTTTCATCTTAAAATAATCATATCCAAATTCTACTATTTCTGGAATATTGTCCAATAAATTATATTTATAAAAGGACATTTCATTTGTTATTATACTATTTCCATAACTACAAGTGGAACGTTTCTCTAAAATATTATTAGATAAATCTATTATTGTATTAAAATATCTTGTACTATAATTTTCTGTTTTATTATTTATATAATAACATAATTTCTTATAATCGCCTATATCTATTAAGTTTTCTATTTCATATGTTATAAAATCACCAAAATTTTTCTTATAACAATCGCAAATATCCATTTTTGGTTCAAAAATATTTATATGATTAAAAGATGCAAAATAATAGATTCCTATAATATTTCCATAAGGTTTTTTAATTATTTTATTATCATTCGCATCATAACGACCGTAGTTTTTATAAGTAAATATTATATTTTTATTATCAAATAATTCTTCGTGGATTGTTGAGACAGGATAGATATCACACCATGTTATTAATATTTTTTTATTAGTATATTTTTTATTGTGTAAGGCTTTATGTAATGTATAGCTATTTTCTTCACCATTATTACAATCAACATTTATAATTTCATATTGTATACCAGATATTTTTAAATAAAAATCAACTATTTTATTATATTTTGAATCAATTATTACTATAAATTTATTTGAATATTTACTCCAATAATTCATTATTTTATTTAATATATTTAAATTATTTATATTTACTAATAATTTGGGTATATCCTTTGTTATTGGTAGCAATCGTGTACCTTTTCCTGACGCAGTTATTACTATATAATCAATTGGTTTTTCATTCATCTCCATATTTTTTATATAATTTCTATGAATTTGTATTTTTTGTATAAAATTTTTATAATCATCATTCATATCATACTGAATTCTATTAAATATTTTGAATAAACTACTACTATTATTTACATAATTAAAGTTTAAATATTTTTTAAAGTTAAATAACACTTCGTCTTGAAAAATATTATCACCGCATATGTATATTGTTTTTGAATTTGCTAAAAGTAACCCAATTTCGATTAAAGAACCAATATGGTCTTTTTCGCCTTTTTCTAAATATAAAATACCAAAATCAACATTATTAATATCATCTGTTATTATATTACATATTTGTTCTTTATCTATAATATTCAATTCTGATTTTGATTTATTAATATTTATCCAACTTGCAATAATTGGAAACTGTTTTCTTAATTCTATCCATTTATCTCTATGAATAGTTTTTGATGATATGTAAAATGGCTTATAATTGAATTTTGGTTTTATATTTAAATCCAAAATTTTATCAAAGTTATTTATTATATTTAGAGCATTTATTTGTTCATAATATATATAAGAGGTATTATTTACTAATATACAATTATATAATACATTATGTGCAGCAACCCATCCTTTATATGAATCTTCAAATGATATAATTTCGTGATTCTCTATATTTGATGGTAATTTATTTAGTAATGTTAAGTAGCATTCGCTGTTTGGCTTCCGTTTTTTTATGTTATTTCGTGTTATTATAATATTAGATTTTTTCAGAAATGAATATTTATTACATATCATATTAAATAGTTCATCAGACGCGTCTGTTACAATACATATATATTTTCCATTTTTAATTAAAATATTAAAGAATTCATAGAACCCAACTATTAGTTCAACATCTTTGATCCTATTTTTATACAATTTTGTTTTTTCGTAATATATTTCTTGATATTTTTCTGGAAATTGTTTTTCAAAACTATTATCTATTGAATGATGTATTTTACAATATTCATCCCATTCTAATTCATAATCTATTATTCTCTTAAAAGATTCTTTGTAAGATTCAAAATGAATATATTCCGAATTTATTATTACACCATCTAAATCAAATACAAATACTGAATATTCTAAAATGTTCATTTATATAAATAATCTTTTTTATATCGTGTATTTAACTAAATAATTTTTTACACATAAAAATAGTTGATCGGGCAAATCATTTAAAAGTGAATAATTGTCTAAATCACTAGTAACTTCACGGATGTTCAACAAATTTACAAAAATATTAGTAATAACAGTAATATTTTTGTTACTATAAAAGTGAATAATTGTCTAAATCAGACGTAACTTCACGTGTGATTTAGACAATTATTCACTTCTTGCAATTTTACCAATGGTCCGAATAATCAATATAACAAACCCATTATCAAGCTATAAAATAAAAAACAGCTAAATATTTTACTAGAAGAATTACCAAACTCAATTGTGATAGTAATAGCTAGTCCTTTGACTAAAATACAAGAACTAGATTTTAATTATGATGTGACAATACAGAATGAAGATTATAATTACGATTTATTTTTATTATCTAAATCAAAAAAAAATAATTTTATCTAGAAGTAATTTTGCTTTGTTGTCATTATTTTTTGGCGAACAAACGCATATACATATGCCATTGTGGGGTCATTATGCTTGCGATGGCTTTAGAACAAAATATGATAAATGCAATTTCACTTATTTTTATTAAATAATTTTTTACATATTTACACGCAAAATATTTAAAAAAGCAATTTATATCATATTTTTTTATATAAAACATATTTAGCATTTGGTTCATCATTGCATATTATTTCAGCATTGTTAACAAATTTGTAAACTGGTATAAAATTCCAAACTAAAAATCCCATATTCGTATATGGGTCAATTATTTTTTCAGAATATTCTTTTTGCAACTCATCTGAAATTTCACTAAAAGCATAACTACTTATTAAAAATGAATTTTTTTGTAAATTAGCTAATTCATAATTTTGTAATTGACACGTTTTAAAATTATTTATAGAATTTAATTTTAAATATCTATTTTGTAATAGAGTTGGTTCCTCTAAATCAAAAATTGTGTAGCTCTTTATTTTAATATCAAAAATATTACATATATTATTTATAAAAAAACATAAACCACCATATCCTCCACCAATTTCAATTAAGTCAACATTTGTATAATTATTTTTTAAAATCATATCAAGTATCATAAAACTATGATAAATATACCTCAAATTAGTAGGAGAACAATATGTAAAATTATCAAAATTGTATTTGTTGGGTTTGCCTATCTTGTCATTTAAGATAGATAGATTTACTAAAAAATCTTTATTTTTTATAAAAATATCATTAAATTTTTTATGTATAAATTCTAAATATATATTTCCTTCGGTTAAGTGAACATGCTCTAATACGTAATTATAATCGAAGTCACTTTTAAAATACATTTCTTCGTCGGACATTAAGAGATTCTTTTTAATAGAATCTGTATATTTAGAATATTCAGGAAGAGTAGTCATATATATATGTTTTATATAGACATTATTAACCAAAATAAAACGCAAACATAATTTAAATTATAAATTTTATCAAAATATTGATATTTAAAATATTTTACATCTTAAGTGAATAACGGCATAAAACACCCGAAGGTTTTATTTCCCTCGTAACATTTTGTGTAAAAAAATTATACTATCAATATAATTGGTTGCATATATGGTAACAAAAATATTACTGTTATTAATAATATTTTTGTAAATTTGCGTATCACCCGTGAAGTTACGGGTGATTTAGACAATTATTCAATTAATTATTATAAATTTAATGCATTTATAATTTATCGCAACATTTATTTAGACGTTTATTTTTATCCATTCGCTAGGACATAAATCTCTTGTATCAATGTTTGCTGCTTCTCCAAACCATACAGACGGATAACATACGATCTTATCTTGCCATGAGTTAAAATAAGCCGACCACCAACTAAAGCTACTATTTCCTATAATATTGTAGTGACAGCAGCTCATAAATAACATTTGCTCCCAATCAGCTAGTAGATTATCGCCTCTAATAAATTTATAAGTTGGGAACTTTTGTTCCAGGTGTTTTATGTTAGTTAAAACAGTAAAAATATCAACATCTTCACAGAAAAACATTATAGTGAATTTTTGCTCTGGTTTAAGAGTCTGTATGTAATTTAACGCATTTTCGTAATACTCATATGTTGCTATCGGATGAACATCTTGAATTTTTTTATAGTCCCCTATTCTAAAATGCATACTAACTGTATTTTCTAGGTCTTGTTCCTTCAAATAAAACTTATTTAACAATGTTTCTTTCATCTTATTAACTCCAATAATTTTATAAATAGTCGCATAATGTTTTTCGAAATATTTATAACTTTGAAAGTAACCACATATTAAAACATCTCTATTTACCATATCGATAACTGATAAATCGTTAAAAACAAAATTTTTTTCTCGAATAATATGCATTTTAGGTAATTCGTTTATTAAAAAATTTTGTAAATTAATAAAAAACGACGCCCAATAAGTGTTTCTCATTGTCGAAGAGCCTCCTCCGAGTGTTTCCAAAGCTAAAAACTTAAACTGGTTTTTACTTTTAATTGCGTATGCAATAGTTGTAAAAATTTGAAATATTTGATTACCTAGACCACCTCTTAAATCACACGTTATCATTCTATTTTGTAAATGGGTTTAATTGTTTAAATAATAATTTGTGTTTTTAATAAAAATGAATTATTTATCAAAATAAATATTATAACAACCTTATAATGTTTACTATTAAGTATCGTCCAACTACTATAAAAGAATTTATTGGAAATAAAGATAATATCCAATTGTTCATAAAATGGTTATTAGAATGGGATCCTGCAAATAAAAAGAGTAAATGCGCATTAATATCTGGGGTAAATGGTGTTGGAAAATCATTGATGATAGACCTTCTACTTGAGAAACACGATTATAACATTATTCATTTATCTATTGACGATGATAGAAACAAAGAATACATTTCACAATATATAAAACCACTTTTGAAAACAAAGAAAACCTTTGATGGTCAAGAAAACGCTCTGGTTGTTAGTGATATTGATAGTATTGGAAGTGATTATGGTTTTCTATCTACTTTGTCAGAATGTATTAAAGAAACACAGATTCCTATTATTTGTATATGTGATGACCGTTATAATCAAAATATTAAACCGTTATTAAATTTTTGTTTAGATATTAAACTATATAAACCTAGTTATGATGACGTTTACAGATTAATTTATAAAGTTGTTACTAGAGAAGAGATACACATCAGTAAAAAAGGAATAGATAAATTATACCAGCAGTCAAATGGGGATATACGTTATATATTAAATACTTTACAGATTGGTTTAAGAAAAAGCGATACAAGTAAAAATATTCAAAACTTAAATATATTTGATACAACAGGAAAATTATTTTCACAAGAATTATCTATCGATAGTAAATTCAGTTATTATTGGATGTCACACGAAATTCATACATTAATGGTTCAAGAAAATTACATTAATAATACATTAGCTTGTAAAGAGGACATTACCCGTTTAGAAAATTTGTCGTATTCTGCGGATTCTTTGTCTGATGCAGATATATTTGATACTATATTTAATTTTGAGTTGGCTTCATATGTTGGCGTACATACGATAAAAGCTACCACAAAATGTAGCAAAAAAAATAGCATAAAATTTCCTAAACTTCTAGGTAAAATATCTTCAATAAACAAGAATAAACGTGATAAACTAGATTACGAGACTGCAAAAATGAAGCTAAAATAAACCACATAAGTTATTTTAGAATTTCTTGGCTGAAAATATTATATATATTAAAAGGTACTTAAAGAAATACTAAAAAAATAGTGAAATTTCTGTGGGAAAGTTTTTTTAGGTTTTGAAAAATGGACAAAAAAAATGTCCAAAAATGAAAACCTAAAATATTTTTGCCCAAAATACTGATTTGTGACCATAATTGAAATTTATGGTGTGACGACTTTAAAAATATATTTCATTTTGTTACGATATTTTTTTTATATTTTATCTGAAAATAATTTAAACTTGTTTTCTATTTCCTATATATGGAAATAAATGGAAATAAAAACAAGCAAAAAACAAGCAACCTTTTTTGTTGTGAAAAATGTTGCTTCATAACAGACCGTAAAAGTAACTTATCCGTTCACTTAATGACTGCAAAACATTTGAAGGAAATAAATGGAAATAATTTCAAGCAAATTTCTAGCAATACTTTAGAATGTGAGTTTTGTTATAAAAAATATCAAACTGCTGCTGGATTATGGAAACATAAAAAAAAATGTACAGAGAAAAAACAACATAATTATAATATACTTGATAAGGATGAAAATATTATACTAGATAAATCGTTTGATAAAGATGTTATTCTAATGCTTATTAAACAAAATTCCGAACTTGTAAAAGAAAATTCAGAGTTTAAAAATATAATGTTAGACAATCAAAATATGATGTTGGAAGTTATCAAAAATGGAACACATAATACTACAAATCATAATACAACGAATTCTCATAATAAAACCTTTAATCTTAATGTATTTTTAAACGAGACCTGCAAAGATGCAATGAATATTATGGATTTTGTTGAATCTATTCAGTTGCAATTATCTGATTTAGTAAATGTTGGTAAACTTGGTTATGTAGAAGGTATTACCAATATTATTACCAAAAATTTGAAAGCGCTTGATGTAACACAAAGACCTATTCATTGCACTGATAAAAAGAGAGAAACGCTGTATATTAAAGACGAGAACAAATGGGAAAAGGAGGACGATGATAAAAAGAAAATAAGAAAAGCGATAAAACGAGTGGCATTTAAGAACCATAGGCTAATTCTTAAATTTAAAGAAGCACATCCAGATTGCCTTAAATCGTCTTCGAATTATTCTGATCAATATAATAAGATTATTATAGAGTCGTGCGGTGGATCTGGTGATAATGATATTGAAAAAGAGGATAAAATTATTCGTAACATATCTAAAACTGTAATTGTTGATAAATAGAAAGACAAATTTAATATATATATTAAAGGTACTTAAAGAAATACAATATATATTAAAGGTACTTAAAGCAATACAATATATATTAAAGGTACTTAAAGCAATACAATATATATTAAAGGTACTTAAAGAAAATCTAAAAATTTAGTGATTTTTCTGTGGGAAAGTTTTTTTAGGTTTTGAAAAATGGACAAAAAAAATGTCCAAAAATGAAAACCTAAAATATTTTATGCAAAAATACACATTTGTGACCATAA